TGCGCTTCACCAGTTCGATGTGAACTATGAGGAAGTGGCAGAGTATTACAAGGGTGATCCTGACGGTGGATACCAAGCATTCGTTTTCACGGACTATCTCACTCCCGACCAAATCGTGGACTGCCGGGACCACGTCGAGCGCACTGTTCGTGCGTCCCTCAACATCCCGTTCAACCCCGGCGAACCAGCAATCCGTTTTGAACATTCAATGGGACAGGGGCTCCCTTCTAACATCTTGAGGACATCATGACAGAACTTCCGTTCGCTCCGGGCAAGCCGATGGGCGGCACCGAGCTACATCTTCTCAACATCCAGAACGCTTTTCCCGACTTGTGGGACCAGGTGCAGTTCATTGCGTCCCGGCCGGAGCAATACACGCTGGACGAGTCCAAGCCGCGCATCCTGTATCTACAGGACACGGCGAACGACCCCGCGAGCCAGTGTCTCAAGGACAAGTCGTATCGTTCCAAGTTCAACCGCATCGTGTTCTGTTCCTACAAGCAGCAATACGAGTATTCGCTGTTTCTGGGCATTCCCCCGTCTGAGGGTGTGGTCATCAAGAACAGCGTCCCCATGCTCAAGCCGGAGTTCCCGAAGCCGCTTGGCGACGGACGAGTTCGGTTCATCTACACCAGCACTCCGCATCGGGGGCTGGAGATTCTAGCTGTCGCGGCGGACTATCTCGCCAAGCAGCGGCAGGACTGGACGCTGGATGTCTATTCGTCGCTCAAGCTCTACGGACGCGACGAACACGACAAGCAGTTTGAAAAGCTGTATGAGTTCCTACAGAAGAACCCATGCGTCACGTATCACGGGTCCGTGCCAAACGCGGAAGTCCGTCAGGCGTGCTTGGACGCGCATGTGTTCGTTTACCCATGCATCTATCCTGAGATGTCCTGCATGGCAATTCAGGAAGCGATGATGGCAGGATGTCTCGCCATTACGTCCAGCGTCGGGGCGCTCCCTGAGACGTGCGGAGAGTGGGCGTGGATGTTCCCCTACAGCGAGAATCGGGACCAGATGGTCGGGAACACGTATCACATGATGAATCAGGTGATCGACCGTTTCAACGAACCGCCGGTTCAGCTTATGCTCCAGGCGCAGTCCGCCTACTTCCAGAACTTCTACTCGTTTGAGAATCGTGCCTCACAGTGGAAGGCGTTGCTGGAAGCTGTTATCAAGGAAGGACCACCGCAGGAGAAACTGGTGATCTACTGATGGCCCGAGTCTTAGAATTCAAGCCGCGGACGATTGCTCCCGTAGAGCCATTGTCAGCCGAAGAGCGTCTAGCGCGTCTCCGAAAGCGAACCGCGGATACAATCAAAGACCTGTTGAACTACTATAACAGCACGGGGCAATGGAACAAGGATCTATGTGATGCCCATGCCATCCGTGCAATCGAGGAACTCTACGCACTATGCGGAATACTTGCCGCAACTGAGGTGAAACATGAACAGCCGCCGAGCATTGGATGAAGTCTTTGGCGATGTCTACAAGAAAGTCAAGCATGAGGATAAGATCAAGGTGCTCCGCGATCATGCATCTCAGCCGCTTTTCTATCTCTTGCGACTCGCATTCAACGAGGTCCCGTGGGCACTCCCCGAGGGTGCACCACCTTACAAGCCGTTTGAGGGACGACGGGGCGCAGCGCCGTCGGACTTGATGCGCGAGTGTAAGCGTCTCTATGTGTTCCTGGGTGGACTTGAACCCAACATGAAGCAGTTCAAGCGGGAGAAGTTCTTTCAGGACATCCTTGAAAGCATTCACTCCACAGAGGCAGAGCTTCTGATTGCCATCAAGGATCGCACACTGGAGAAGAAGTATCGCTGCCCGCGCAAGGTCGTAGAGGCAGCGTTTCCGGGGCTACTCAATCCCCCGTTTGACCTGAAGTTTGGTCACAAGCCGGTGCCGCCACAGCCAGTGCTTCCGGGTCCGAAGAATCCGGCATTGGATTGGGGACACCACTGATAAATAGGAGCGAACGTGTCTAGAGATTTTCGTCACGGGTTGAAGCAGACAGCTAAGACCGGTCTGAAGAAAGCCAAGCGAGAGGACGTGTCGCCGCGTCCGGATAGGATGCCCACAAAGCAACACTGTGAGAACGTCCTACGTCATGCGGTACGCAACCAGGATCTTGATGCTTTAGAGGACTATGACGAACACGACATCTAAGGGAGAGCGGATGCTATACCGGGTTTCGCAAGCAGCGGAATCCGGATTCGCAGATGCCGCCGAAGAGTTCGAAGCAATGCGCGACCACGCGCAGGAGATGATGACGACTGCCGACCAGAACGACATCATGGATACACTGGTGATGCTCGCGAACGTCTGTGAGTTTCGTGCTTTGAGCGCACCGACGACTCCGGAGCAAGCTATCTGGTGGTCCAACGCGGCGGCCCTAGCGCGAGCTATGCTCCACATGTTGAACGGACCTCGCGCCGCACCGAACGCGAAACTTGAAAACCCGATGTTGTATTTCCCTGATGTGGATGGAGAATCATGAGAGTAAACCCGAGTGAGAAGACGAATCACCGGACCCAGTCCGGACTTGAAGTGATGATGAGCACCACGGACTGGATTCCGTTGGCGACTCGCATTGACTTGTGCGACCCGGGGACGATTCTGGAATATGGGTCTGGCATCTCCACAGTCGCGATTGCGGACGTGCTGACGGAGCATCCCAAGCACCGTCTCGTCTCCGTGGAGCATGATGCGGAATGGTACGCGCATGTGAACACGCTACTTGAGAATCATCCTGCACGGGAGCAGGTGCGACTCATTCACGCTCCGCTGGACTTCCATCCAAGCATCTGGCGTTACGCGCACCCCGCTGAGGAAACGGGAGCGGGAGCGGCAAAGTATATCCATCCGCTGTCCCATGAACTTGGTGAATGGTTTGACGTGCGCCTCGCATTCGTAGACGGAATCGCTCGCGGACCCTGTCTGGCGACGTGCTGGATGAGTCTGGAGCCCGGGACTCCCGTGTTCCTGCACGACTATCGGGGACGCGAGGAATGGTACGATTGGGCGCTCCAAGCCTATGAGCGGGTGGAACTTTACGACCTCATGCTTGAACTCCGGGTTCCCTCTAAATAGAGGGGTACGGAGACAACTATGCCAACACATCCACTGACGATGCGCTCGCCGATTCCCTTGATGGAAATCTACCCATCGGGGCCCACCAGAATGCAAGTCCAGCGTCAGTATGACGCAATCCGCGCAGGCGGGAAATCCGTCCAGCAAGCGATTCGCGACATTGAGGACATCTTTGACATCTACAAGGTCTCCGTAGACAGTTCTGGCAAAACTGTCGTCAACTTCAAGATCAACGAGGACGCATTCACGGATGCTCTCAGCAAGTTCACGGGCATGAAGTTTGATGCGTGTCCACGATGCGGGGAACTTCTCGCTCACCGAGGCGGTAAACCTCTTCCATGCACGAACGTCAAGTGCCCGCTAAGGGGGAAGCCTGTGAACGAAGCGTGGTTCGCGAACATCCATGACCGAGATGAGGCAGAGAAAGACTGGATTGACGCGCACCCGGGATACGAGTTTGGTGTGTATTCCGGAAATCAGTTGGTGAGCACACATCCGTCCGTTCCGTCCGCTCGTCGCGCAGCAAAGAAACTCGCGGGGAAGGGAAAGAACATCCGAGTCAAGGATGTCAAGCACCCCGACCGCTCGTATTGGCATGAGGAAGCAGACTTGACGGAAGCGGTTGATTCTGGACTCTTGAAGAACCTACAGGACCAGGGACTCCCGGTCCGTCACCTCTATGAAGTATGGAACTACGTGGATGCCCAGCATTTCAAGTTTGAGTTGTCTACGTGCAAGCGTCTCCGAATGGCGGACGTGGACTTCACCGCAAAGGTGAACGGAAAGAGCGTCCGGATCGTTCTCCCGCTCGCGCAGGGAGAAGAACTGGCGAGAGCCTATAACGCAAACATGCGAGGACTCAAGAAATACGTGCAGAGCAGGTGGTAACGATGCCAAACTATGATTACCGGTGCAATGAGTGTGGACATGCGTGGGAACAGCAACTAACGATTGCCAATCGGGACGTGCCGACGACGGAGCCGTGCCCGGAATGTGGCAAAACGGCAGTTGAGAAATACCTTCCCTCTACGAGTGGATTGTGCTATACTCTAGAAGGTAAGAAAGTGCCCGACACGTTCAAGGACGTGCTCCGGCGAATGAAGAAACAGCACATTCGGTCACACATCAACGTATAGTATGCAGTTCAAACATGATGCTCGATTGACATTCCCGCGACTCAAGCAAGTGAACTCTTCGCTGGGTCGTGTGTATCTCGTAGAGGACGGCTCTGACAAGGGGGAAGTCTATCCCTCTATTACGCGCATTCTCGCAGCCAAGCCCAAGCCCGCGCTTGAGGCGTGGAAGAAGCGCGTCGGAAAGCGTGAGGCGGCTCGCGTCAGTCAGGTCGCGACAGTGCAGGGCGGGAACGTCCACAAGCTGTCCGAGTGCTACTTGGGGAATGAACCTCTTCCCGACTACAGCCCCAACGTCAAGGAACTCTGGCGCTCCCTCTATCCGTGGTTTGACGAACATATCACGGCCGTCATCGCGCAGGAGCAGGATGTCTACTCCCGCAAGCTCAAGGTCGGGGGACGCATGGACTTGCTCGCGGAGGTAGACGGAGACCTCGCTGTGGTGGACATCAAGACCGCCAAACAGGAAAAGCGCGAGGAATGGGTGCAGGACTACTTCCTGCAAGAGACGTTCTACGCGGTGGCAGTCTACGAAATCACGGGACAGTTGCCGAAACGTCTTATTCTGCCGGTTGTCAGTCCCTACGGACTCCAGTTGTTTGAGTCAACTCCGATGCAGCACTTTGCCGAACTCCGGCAGAGAATCGCGGAATTCTACTTGACATATGAGGCAGCTTGAGCTATACTGTTCTCATGAGTGCAAAAGCTAAGAAGGAAACGGTCAATCTGAACGTCGCGCTGTCGGGGATTCTCTCCGACGTGGACGGACACATTGACTACCTCGACAACCTCCGGAACGAAGTCCGGTACTCTCTGACACGGGACCAGAGCATCGAGCTTGCGAACGTTCGCAAGGCTTACGTGGAGGCGCGAAAAGGAATCGTAGCGGCAATCGCTCTGACGGTTGCATAACGCTACATAACAGTGTAGTCGTTGAAGCGTTCAACGAGCGTTGCGGACCTCGGTGCGAATCCGAGCGGGTCCACCATCAAACCTTACGGGCCCGAACATAGAATCGACGTGCGTTGCGTGTGGGCGTGGAGGCTATCGTCAAGTGCTGACGTTAAACAGAACAAACCTAAGTGCAGAAGCACTTCCAATGGCTGCCTAAACGGTAACCCGGGGACCCCGGCTCTCCCTGTCAAAGAAACCGGGACTTTCACACATGGCATTTACAGCACACTCAGCGGAAGCGTTTGCGAAACAGATTGAACATGCGGTGAGCATCCAGCGAATGACTTATATGGATGCCGTGTTGGACTTCTGTGAAAAGCACCAACTGGAACCGGACATGATCGTCCCGTTCCTGACGACCAAGATCAAGACGGGCATCCAGCGTGACGCTACGCGACTGCATCTCATCCGCAAGCGTCGGGAACTCCCGTTTGACGACTAATGGACACACCCAAGCTCTACATCCTGTCGGGCACAGCAG